ATAATGCTGAAGCTGATAATGCTGAAGCTGATAATGCTGAAGCTGATAATGCTGAAGCTGATAATGCTGATGAAGATGAAGATGAAGATGAAGATGAAGATGAAGATGAAGTATATGAAGTTGAAATAAATGAAAAAATGTATTTTACGACAAATGAGACAGATGGTAAAATCTATAATCAAGATTTAGATGGAGATGTAGGTGATTTAGTTGGAAATTATAGTAATGGAATTCCTGTTTTTATTTAATTTCTAAAATAATTATATATGTTAGAAAATATATTAAAAAGTTCAGATTTTAATGATATGAATTTTAAAGATATTATTAGAGATTTTTTTATTGATATGTACGAAAATTGCAAACCAAATTTTTTTGTAACTATATTGAGTATAATTCAAACTACTATATTAATATGTCTTATAATTCACGCATTTCTTTTCCGTAAATCTAATAAAGAAAAACAAAGAATTTTTACAATTAGCGGATTGGGCCAATATTCTAACAATCCTGTTAAATTAAATATGAAAACTGTTGTACTGTTATTCTTTTCTACATTATCATGTGCATTCTATTATTTAACACTAGATCTTGTTTGTAAAACTGATAAAAAGTATAAATATCTTGCTTGGATCTTCAGCTTTATTATATTTATGAACTTTATTACAGAATATATGTATTTCAATACTTTAGTTGTAATTTTTGAAGCTATGATATTTTATATATATAAAACTAACAACAATGAAGATATTAAAGACGCATCTATATTATCTGGAGCTATTGGATTTGTCTTAATTGTAATAAAAACGATAGGTCAAGTATTTAATGTTTTTAATACGAAGATTAAGGATGAAAATGTTAATAATTTCTGGGAAAATATTAATAAATATATCAATAATGGGGAATGTCAAGATAATGAATATTGTGAAGATACATATGGTGAGGGTTATAAGTGTGGAGATAATAACATGTGTCAAAATTCTAGTGAAGATGATAACGATAAAGCAGAGTTTCAAGCAGAAAGAATTATGGCACTTCTAGGATTAGATGATGATAGCATACCTACCTACGCTGATAATGATCATGACCACGCTGGTACCTATGCTAATGCCAACCATGGCCACGCTGGTACCTATGCTAATACCAACCATGGCCACGCTGGTACCTATGCTAATGCCAACCATGGCCACGCTGGTACCTATGCTAATACCGGCCATGAGCATCGCCCCGACGACATCAAGGGGGATATCGGACCGCTACCGCGCAGCTCGAGATAAATAACCGGATCGGCGAGCTCTAATCCAATGAACCGAAACCTTCTACTTATATCGGCGTGACCAAATAATTATATATACATATATATAATTATGTTTATTGAAAAAATATGCCCTCCTGCACTTATATATTTAGTATATTCTTTCATTCAAATAGTTGTGGATACATTAAATGGTTTATACAATACTGCATTTATTAAACTATGGGTAAGCATAATATTTACAGCATTATTGAATATTTTATGTGATAATGGTTTAGGTATTATATCATGGACAATAGTATTTTTACCTTTTTTACTTACAGCATTATTAACTACTATTCTTTTAATTGAATTTGGATTAGATCCTTCAAGTGGTAAACTTTACAGAAAAGAAGATACAACAGAAAAAGAAAAAGAAAACGATAATACAAATTACCCAAAAATTGAAGATCCAACAAAAGTAATTACATCAGATAGACCATATGTTATAAATATAGATGGATTAACTCATTCTCATAGTCATCTTCATGGTGATACTAGTCACTACCACGCACACACTCATTCTGATCCTTATAATACAAAACATTAATAAATATATTAAAAAAGAATTTATATTATTTTTTAATATGGAATTTAGATATTCTTTATTAAAAAGTACTATTTATTTTATATATCATAGTAGAAAGCTAATAGCTTATATTTGTAAGTATATATATTACAAATTTTCATATAATAGTAAATATTTAATAACTTACAATTATGAAAATAGCAAGATAATTAAGAAAAATTTAGAAAACTATAGTGCTGAAGATTCTATTTCATTAGTTAGAACAAAAAAAGACAATATAGTACTATATCATCGAATTCTTTTTTCAAATAGTATTAATAATAATTTAGACAAATCAAATCATAATATATTATCAGTAGCTATCAAATTTAATAATAAAGAATACGACTTTAATATTGAACCATTTAGTGTTATAAATAATAGAATACTAGATAAAGTCTTTGTTTATTGGTATCTTAAATATAAATACAAATTAGAGTGCAATGATAATTATTTAATTAGTATAATAGATAACGATATTATTACGTATAATGTAGATAAAAATCAATATGTACTATTAACAAAAGATACATTTATAATAAAAACAATATAAAAAAATTGATTATAATATTTATTATGGAATCTTCCGTAACTATGGAGGACAACCACGAAAAATTGCATCATCTAAATTCTAACTGGACTATGTGGGCACATTTACCCCATGACACAGATTGGTCTTTAAATAGTTATAAAAAAATATATACATTTAAGACTATTGAAGAATTGAAAACGCTTATTGATATAATTCCTGAAAAAATGATCAAGAATTGTATGTTGTTTATAATGCGAGAAAATACGAAACCTATATGGGAAGATCCAGTTAATAGAAATGGTGGTTGTTTTTCTTATAAAATTTTTAATAAAAATGTAACATGTATTTGGAACATTCTTTGTTATGCTACTGTTGGAGAATGTTTATCTAATAACCAATTATTTACTTCATCTGTTACGGGTTTAACTATATCGCCTAAAAAAAATTTCTGCATAATTAAATTGTGGATGTGTAATTGTAATTATAAAGATAATAGTTTAATAAATGATTTTGAAGGATTAAACTCACATAATTGTATATTTAAAAAACATACACCCGAATATTAAATTAATATAATTTATTATTATTTAAAGATTATAATAAATTTCTTAAATATATATGTCTTCATTTACAAATAATAATGTTTTAACTATTAAAACAGTACAAATAGCTCCATTTAGAACATTAATGATTGCTTTAAAGGACATACTATTAGAAACTAATATATGTTTTCATACAGATGGTATAAAAATTATAAACATGGATAAATCACATACTATTCTGGCCCATCTTTTTTTAGATGCAAAAAATTTTGAATTTTATGAATGTAAACATGAAAAAATTATAATTGGCGTAAACATGTTTCATCTTTTTAAACTCATTAATTCTATAGATAATGATGATACATTAATTATGTATATTGAAGAGCAAGATTATAACGAAGGCGTTGTAAATTACCTTGGCTTAAAATTCGAAAATGGCGATATTAAACAATGTAAAACACAAAAATTAAGATTAATAGAACCTGATACAGACGAATTAGAGGTACCTGATGTAGCATTTTCATCTATTATCAATTTACCATCTTCTGACTTTCAAAAAATCATCAGAGATTTATCTTGTATTTCTGACAAAATAGAAATTAAATCCGTTGCCAATGAACTTATATTTAAATGTAAAGGTCCATTTGCTTCAGCTGAAATACGCAGAGCAGAATCTGATGGAAGTATGTCATTTTTACAAAACTCCAATAGCATTATACAAGGCGAATTTTCTCTTAAAAACTTAGGTTATTTTATTAAATGTACTAATTTATGTAACCAAATCGAAATGTTTCTTGAAAATGATTTACCACTTGTCGTTAAATACAATGTTGCCTCGCTTGGTGATATTAAACTATGTCTTGCACCTTTACCAAGTTCTAATTAATTAAAATAAATATAAATATATAATATCTATATTTATTATGTCAAATCTTATTAATATTGTTGAAAATCTTGAAAAAAAATATGAAACTAATCCTTTCATGAAATATAAGTTTGAAAGTTATATTAAAAATCTACCAATTCTTATGTCTAATGTTGAAGAACAATATAAGAAAAAAGATAAACTAAAAAAAAAATTAAATGAAAATAAAAATGTATTTATTGAAAAATTTTTAACAGAAAATTTATTTTTTTATATACCACAAACCGAAATATTTATTCATTATTATAACAATAATTATATAATTATAAAAGAAGATGATATTTTACATTTAATTATCAATACCATTAATAATAATGAACCTGAATTGCAACAATGGAAATTTAAAATTAAAACTAACATTATTAAAATTATAAAAGAATCTTGTTTATTTTCTACAATACCCGAATCTGAAACTATACAGTATATCTTAAATTATTTTTTTCCTTATATTTTTAAAAGCAAAAACCATGTTAAATATTTTTTAACTATTATAGGTGATAATATATTAAATAAAAAAGATAATAATATATTCTTTGTTAATAATTTATTTAAAAATTTTATTCAAATATTGTCTCAACAATTATTTATTGTTTTAAACAAAAATTATACTGATTGTTTTAAATTTAAATATTCTGATCATAAATTTGAATCATCAAGAATTCTCAATATAAATACTGCTAATTTTGATGAGCTTTTTATTAGAAATAATATTTTAAATATAATTGTTGTAGCATGTTATTACTCGCAACGTTATGGATCTTCAGATATTTTTCTTGAAAGTTGTAATGATATTGAATTTTACAATAGTGTTCAAATCCTCAGAAATAATAATCAGCATTCATTAATAGATAATTTTATATCAGAGTTTACAACAAAATCAGATACTCATATGAACTTCAAAGATCTTTATTTACTTTGGAAACAATTTCTCAAAAAATATTGTTTGCCATACATTATGAATCAATCTATTATAAAGTCTATATTATCCGAAAAAAATCTTTATGATATTGAAAATGATTGTTGTTTTAATATTAAAAGTAAATTTCACTCACATTGGGTAGAATTTGAGAATTTTTGGTCTGAAACTATTACTGAAAGTGATAATGATGAAAATAATTACGAGATTAGTGAATTAACTATGCTATTTAATGACTGGGCTATATCAAAAAATTTGTCTATATCTATAACAGAAGAAAACTTCAAAGAAATATATTTATCATACTATCCAGATGCTTATATAGAAGATCAAAAATATATACATAATATCTATTGTAACTTATGGGATAAAACTTCACATATAGATATTGCTATTCAAAGTTTCGATAAAAATATATCTAAAAATAAAATTAAAATGTACAAACATTATTGCAAATTTATTAATGATAATTATAGTAATAAATATATAGTTAGTAAATCTTATTTTGATAAATACATTGATAAATAAACTATTTAAATTTAAATTATAAATACTTTATTAAATGAAGTATTTGATATATGACATGTTTAGTGGTGTAGGATTCTGCAATCAGTTATTTTCATTAGAAACGGCAGTTTATATGTCTAACATATCCAATCGAAAACTTATTCTTTTAATTAAAAATCCATTGTGTCATTGTGGCAACTCATCATGGGATTTTGGTTATATATTAGATTATTTTTCAAATGACTATCTTAATTATTTACCTAATGGTATACAAGTTGTTTATGGATTAAATAACAACAGAAATATTGTTGATATAATTGCTGACACATCAAAAACTAAACATATAAAATACAAAGATAGATTTTCAAATGTTGTATTTATAGATAAAGAACTTGATACTAACTCTGAACAAAACAAAATAAACAACTACTTAAGAGGTAGACATAAAGAATATCTTTATTTCCAAGATTATGAAAACTTTGAATATATTTATATTAACCAATCTAACGCTTCAAGAATATTTTATAACTTTTATACAAGTTTAAATAATAATATCTTAATTAATAATATCGCTCACTCTTTTACAAAGCTAAACGAAAGCATAACTACCTTATTTAATGAAATTAAACTACCTGAAAAATATTTAGCTATACATCTAAGATTCGGAGATAAAAAACATGATGTTTCTATAATTAATTCTAGAACTAACGAGTATCTTAATAATACTGATTTTAATATGATAAAATCATTAAATTTACCTGTCATAGTTATGTGTGATCGCAAAGATTCTAATTTTTTAGACCATTTTAAAAAAAACAACATTGATATTATTTTTACCGATGATTTAATTAATGATATCAACATTAATGTATTTAAAAGAAACGAAGTAGTGCAGTTTTTACTTGAGAAATACATATGTGAAAACTCTGATGTTTTTATTGCCAACAATGGAAGCACTGTTTCCTCATATCTTAACTATATTAGATATATTAACAATAAACCTTATTGTAATCTATATTCAAATACCAAAGATAAAATATCTACTGATAATATAGTTTCTTTTATAGAAAATCAAGGTTCTGGTAGATTGTTATCATGGCAAGCATTTTGGACAAATAATGTCATTAAGAATCCTTATAAATTTAAAATAATTACATTAACAAACAATGGTTATAAAGAATTAACCGAAAATCTATTGTTATCAATGAAGCGAATAGGTATAATGCATTCATTAAAAATATATTGTTTAGATACCGAATGTTATCATTATTTTAAAAATAAATATATTTACAACGATATTCAGTTAGTTAATGATGTTGATTCTAAATTTTCTAATTGGATTGAATATAAAGCACCACAAAATCCGGACATACCAGGTAAAAAATTATGGGCTGAAGTTACTAAATATAAGATAATTGTTATCAATTATGAATTAATATCTGGTAACGACGTCGTATTTATTGATGGTGATATTGTAATTAATGAATCCTTTATTAAAGACTTATATAATAATATATACGATAATGATTTGCTTATTCAAAATGATAACGCTGAAAAAGGTGGTAAAGATTGTATGTGTACCGGATTTTTCTTAATGAAATCTAACGAAAAAACTATACAATGTACAGATATTAATAACATTAATATGGATGAATTTCTAAATGATCAACAATACCTAAGATGGGCTGCAATTAAATACAATTTATCTCATAAATATCTAGATTTAGAACTTTACCCAAATGGTAAATATTATCGAACATACAAACCTAACGCCAATATTATTCATTTTAATTATGATTCCGGTCAGGCTAAAATAAGACGTATGAAACAATTTAATTATTACTATATTCACAATAATTATGTTAATATTACTTTTAAAGATTGGATAAATATGACCATTGATAAAAACGAAATTATAATAAACTCTTCCGTGCAGGATTGTACCGATCGACTAACTAATATACCTATAGGAGTACAACACGACTTATTAAAATATTACAATACTAACAAAAATATATCTAATTTTATTAACAATACACAAGTTAACACTAACTTGTGTCTTTCATCATTTACTAGGAATACCGATAGAAACAGAAGACAAAATCATTCAATTAACAGAAATACTATATCGAACACCATTGATGCTATGACTTTTATAACAAAGCAAAGATTTAATTGTCATGATTATTTCAATTCTATAGGAACATTCAAATTTGTTGTTTCACCTGAAGGTAATGGTATTGACACACACAGGCATTGGGAAACACTTTATTCTAAAGGTATTCCTATTATTGAAGATAATGAAGAAATGAAAAAAAAACTTGAAGGACTACCTGTATTATGGACTAAAGATTATTCCGAACTCACCGAAGAATATCTTAATCAAAAATATAATGAAATCTTAGAAACTAAATATGATTTCTCTTATTTGATGTTCTCATTTTATTGTGATAAAATTAAAGATGAAATATATCAAAGATCTAAACATTGGTGCTTTAAAAGAAACTTGGGTGATTTATTTAACGAATATTATAAAACTATATCATTTAATGACCCAATTAAACCAGAAGTTATTCATAATAACATTTTGAATAATCAAAATTCTATTCAATATTATGGATTGAGAGATGGAGATGGTGTTCCTTTAGACAAAAAATTAAATGATTTATTTAATAAAGAAAATGGTGTATTTGTTGATGTTGGAGCACATGATGGTGTAATGCAAAACAATACCTTGTATCTTGAAAAACATAAAAATTGGAAGGGGATATTAATTACACCAAACAAAGATAAATATTTTGAATGTATCAAAAATAGACCTAATTCTATATCCCAACAGTTTGCTTGTGTTGATCCTAGTTATAATCTTGGAACAATAGCCGGTGACTTTTGGAAATTATCTGGTTCTATTAATGGTACCAGAAACAATACGCAAAGGAATGAACATGCTCCTTGTGCTACATTGACACATATTCTAGACATTAATATGCTTGATTTTAATATTAAATTCAAAAAAAATATACAAACTGATATCGATTTTATTAAAATAGACACCTCTACACATGAATATGAGGTTTTATTAGGCTTAGATCTTAACAAGTATAGACCTACATATTTGCTTGTTGAAATACTCAAAGATGATTATGAAAAAATCATTGAATATTTAAAACTTAATAATTACGAAATGATATCTAATTTCAGCAATTACAACAAAAATAATCATCGTCGATGGGACGGCACACATAATGACTACTTATTTAAAAATATGGACTCTTCTGGTATTACTCTTACTATTCAAGATATACCACCACCACCACCACCACCACCATCACCTTATAAGTTTAAATCTTTTGCACAACTCAATCAGGATATAAATGTAATCGAATTCTATAAAGAAAAGAAAAACGGATTTTTTGTTGATGTTGGAGCCTACGATGGCATTAAATTCTCCAACACTTTATTGCTTGAAAAAGAATTAGAATGGAATGGTATATGTATAGAACCAGGTAAAAGATTCTTTGAAAAACTAGTGGATAATAGATCAACTACATGCATAGAAAATGCAGTTTTTGATAAATCCGATTTAGAATTAGATTTCCTTGATTGCGGTGATGATGATGAAAAGGGTGCTATGTTATCTGGATTAATTACTAAAACCATCTGTAATAGAACTATTCATTCATTTAAAGAAACCTATAAAGTTAAAACCAAAACGCTAACAGATATACTTAAAGAAAATAATGCACCTAAATTTATTGAATATCTTTCAATCGATGTTGAAGGAGCTGAACCCAACGTTCTTAGAGGTATTGATTTCAATGAATATACATTTGGATATATAAGTATAGAATTTAATCATAGTGAATATATGAAAAATATTATAGATGAAATTCTACTTAATAATGGATATATTTTCAAACAATTTAATGAATTTGATTTAGATTATATCCATAATACTCTTTCAAGTTCAACCTAGTTATTAATTATGTTAGAATATAAATATATGGAAAACTTGCACATATTTATATGTCATTACAATCCTTTAACCGAAAGAAAGAAGTATATACTCGACGAATTAAATAAAAAAATAGGAAATTTACTCATCAAAGAGCTTGAGTGCGAATTCGATAGTAATGTTAAAGAATACAAGTATGAAGGATTTGATGAGAACAAAACAATTAATTATGTTTATTTTATTAGAAAATATGACCGACAATATCTAACTAAAGAAATTAAAGATAATATGTTTCTATCATGTCATGATAATAAAAATAATATCCGATTGGAATATTTATCTGTTAATAATTATCAGTCTAATCCAGTAACATATGAAAACTTTAAATCTAAATACAAACATAGCTTATGTGAAAGAGGTAGAAAACCTGCCGAAGAATCACTTGCTTTAAAACATTATGAAGCAATAAGAATAATCGCTAACATGGATATCAATTTTGGTTTGATTATCGAAGACGATTGTGTATTCAGTGAAAATTTCAAAGAAAAGTTGGATTCCAAAATGAAAGAATTTCCTGAAAAATGGGATATTTACTTTCCAAATAGTTGTCCTAATCCAGGTTTTAGAACTAAAGGTGGAATGACACAAATCAATAATACTAAAAAAATATACATCAAAAATCACCCTACATCTGTATTTACTGTCTCATATTTAATTAACAAAACTAGTGCAAAAAATTTGTGTGATGAAATAGAAACAAACAAATTATGGTTACCAATTGACCATGAATTTAATTGGTTATTTTACAAACTAAAGTTTAATGTTATATGGAATTGGGAATCACCTAGACTTACTTTTTGGGGTGAGAGTGGGTTCAAATCATCATTACTTTAAATTTAATTATTATATAATGAGAGTCGCAATTTGTTTATTCGGTCAACCTAGAAATTATAATGGTGGATATAATTGTATTAAAAATTTTATAGATAAACATAATAATATAGATTTTGATATTTTTTATCATACATGGTATAAAGATTGTTCTAGTAATTCATTACAATATTATGAATCTTCACCTTGGAGATTAAATAATACTTCTAATGAATTAATAATACAACCAAATACTATTGAAAAACTAAATGATTTATATAAACCAACTGATTATATGGTTGAAGAACCAAAAAGATTTGATTATAAAAGATTTGAAGATACCTTAGCATTTAAAAATACAGCACATAATACAAAACATGTAAATAATATATCAAATATCTTATCACAATGTTATTCACGTAATAAAGTTCGTAATATATTAAATAATTATATTAATAAATATAATATACAATATGATTTTGTTATTCATGTAAGATTTGATTATATAAAAAATATAAGTATTAATTTAAATGATATAGATTTAACAAAAATATATGCTCCAAATAATTGGGTTAAAGCTAATAGAATTATAATAACCGATCCATTAATTATGTTACCTCAAGAACATTTTTTGAATATATTTAATTTATATGATAATTTAGAAAATATTTTAAATAATAATGATGTGTATGAATTATTAAAAAAATATAAAGAAAAATTATACTTTAATTCTGAAGAATTAATCCTAGCTAGTTTCTTTTATTATAATTATTCAACAGAAAATGATATAATATTTACTCCATTAATACCATCTTTATTTAAATAACTATTTTAAACGCTTAGCCCATATTGGCCATTTTTTTGATTCTGGCAAATGACACAATGTTTCATCTGATAATATAATAGATCCATGTATCTTTCTTATCACGCTCATTATGCTTTGATCATGTCTAGTATCTTTAAATCCTACATGTTGTTTCTTTTTATCGCCTACACATCCATATTCATTTGTAAATAATTTATCATCATAATCCAATACTTTGTATGCTTCTTCTATAATTTTTAATAGATGAGGTTTTTTTTGCATTATTAATACCGTAGCCATTATTTGTCCACTATTCGCTACGTCAGATTTTAGATCCACATCAAAGTATTTAAACACATTACTAGTAGTCCAATTTATTTCTTTATGATCCATTTGAAATGATATAATTCCGTATTCAGACTTATTTAACATATCAAAATATTCTAAAAGTCTTTCTTTACCTTCATTATTAATAACACATCCAGCATCGGCGTATACTAAATAGTCGCCATCTTTCAGTTGAGTTAATTTCTCCTTAATTATATCTAATTTCCATATCCAAAATCCTCCGCCATGTTGGTTTGATAATACTTCTCTATGTTTTTCTTTAAAATCTATGGTCAGTGACTTTTCATCATATGCATTTACACTATCAAATAAATTTAATGATTCTACTTGTTTGGCTAACCTAAACTTACTATGCGAATATCTGTTTGTACCGTATGTAATGAAATGTTTTTTCATTATATACTCTAATTATTCTTTTTAATCATTCTGTGACTAAACGTATAAGATTTACTTCCTCCTGTATACATTATCGATAATTCTACGTACTTTCCAGTACTCAAATATTTATCCACATATTTACTAATATGCTCACTATCCGTATCATCTATAATTATAATACCACCAATTTTAACTAAATTGTCTGCATTCGCAAAATCATTCTTAATACAATCTTCGGAATGACCGCCATCTATATGTACAACATCAAAGGTACCACATTGTTCTAAATTACCTTTAATCCACTCTGGAATCTTCGTTATTGAATTTCCTCCTATCATTTCAAATTTAACGTCATAAAACTCCTTTTTTATATACTCTAAACAAGGCTTCGTGTATGCGTGTCTACATATATCAAATATAAGGAATTCTAAATTCACGGAATATTCACGGGCCAACAATAATAATAATGCCGAATGACCTGCATTAAATCCTACCTCACACACTTTCTTATTCGATAAGGTACCACACCAAAACAAATTAATCTGCTTATTAATAAACATGTCGTGACGAACCAGTTTATCTCCTTCATTCCATCTACCAGGACTTTGATGATGATAGAAAGCATTCCCTTCTAAAGGAACCTTACATTCATATATTATTTTTTCAAGATTACTTAAATGCTCCTCCAAAACTGCCTCCTTCTCACTATATATTTTACTATACTTTTCTACATCCATTAAATTATAAAATCGTTATTACTTAAAGTAGTTTAACTTTAATTTATATAATGCTAAAATTAAAATTTATAAATTGGTGGTCTAATGGAAAAGACGATTTTTTCAAAAAGTTCATAGAGAATTATATGAACATAGAAACCATAGTAGTTGATAATGAACCCGACATCTTATTTTTCTCTGTATTTGATAAAATATCTCCACATCAATATGTTAAAAATAATCCTAGTGTTAAATTAAAAATTTTCTTTACAGGCGAAGATACTACCAGCAGTTACAGCAGAGGTTGTGGAAGCGATCATTACTATCTTAACTTTGCGGATATTTCGCTGGGATTTAAAAAACTCGACCATCCTAATTATATCCGTTTTCCTCTTTGGCTAACTTACATTAATATTGAAAAATACAATATGGGAAAAAAATGTTTATCTTTCAATAAACTAGAAAATTTTGCGGCCAACAGAAACAATAATGAGGATTTCTGTTGTATAGTATCTAATCATGACTCTAATAACACTAGAATTAAAATAATTGAACCATTATCGAAACATAAAGCTATTCACGTTGCGGGAGGTATCATGCATTGTTTAAAAGACAAAAACGTACCCATTATTATTAAAGGCGCCGGTAAAAGCGAATATGATAAACAGAATTATTTGAACAAATTTAAATTCAATATTTGCAGTGAAAGCAGTATCAGCGATGGTTATATCACAGAAAAGTTATTTGAATGTATTATTGGCGGATGTATTCCCATCTATAACTGTAATCAGGATGTAATGATTGAACCTGAAATACTTAACAATGACTTCATTATTAAGTACAACAATGACAATATAGATTCAGTAGTAAAAAAAATAAAAGAATTAGATACAAACAAAGAAATGTATAATAAATTTATATCTCAAAAACCTTTAAACGATAATGCATATATAGAAGTAATTAAATGCTATGATTTACTTAAATCAAAATTACTACAATTTTTTGAATCTAAAAAACTTGTATGATCTATATATCATAATTAAAACCTTGACATTTTAAAAACGCAAAATCGCTTTTGTAAAAATTATAAACCTTATTTTTTATATCCTGATCATAAAAATATTTATAATCTATATTTTTAAGATAATAATCATCCATATTTATATCACAAACCAATTCATTTAAATCTTCATCATATTTTTTCCTTTTATTTGGTTCTTTATAGTTTAATATTTCATTTAAATTCTTATTATTATATAAATTTGATATATAGTCATAGTCTATATTTTCAATATCATAAATTTTTAAACATTTTGATTGTATAATTTTATCTTTGTTAAAATATTCTGTTGTTTGAGGAGTAAAATGATGATGATCCACTAGAAAAACACGCCCTTGTTGTGCCATTTGCTCTGGTAAGTGCGGGGGTTTCCAATCACCCTGTTTTAATAATTTATCTACAAAATCTCTAAAAAATATTTCTTTTGTAGGCCATCTATTTCGAAATTCTCCATTTTTTCCATATTTATCCAAAAATCCAGATACTAATCTTTTGTATGGATTTCTAACAAATATAATTGTTGTATATTTTTTTGTATCTACACTTATATTTGTATCTTTCAAACCGTGTACTCTATCTATTACTATATCATTTTCTAAATAATGAAATAATCTTTTAACATGAGAACATCCACACTTTGTTGACCAACCAAATATAACCTTATTTTTTTCCGAAATTAAAAATTTCATTTATTTGATATATTTAATATACAATTTTTTGAAAACTTTCTAGCGAATAAACTTTCACTATTTAATAAATATTCTAATTCTTCATTGCTTATTTTGTCATATTCTTTTGGTATTCTATTTAATGGTTCAAAAAACTTATATTCTTTTTTACCCCAATTAACAAAAGTCGTCGCACCTGGACCACCTTTTAATTCTTCATCCAAAGTACAATATATTTCATTATTCGATTCACGACTCTTACAATTATTCATATTCTTAATAATCATTATAAAGTAATGCTCATCCGGACATGGTATCCTTGAAAATATTTTTAAATTATTCTCTTTTTCCATTAAACATTGCTCTGAATGTTTTCTATTTAATATACACCATTGACTTGATTTATGACGTTCTCCGGTGTAGTGACCTTTCAAACCTAAACATCTATTTCTATCCATACACTCTCCTTGTCTACATTCATGTAAATAACTTTTATTATCCATCGTTAGTTTATCATAAAGATAATCAAAACTTTTTAATGGAATACATGATTCACTTAAAAATACCATTTTAACTACATCTTTATCTTTCAATGCTTCTTCCAGCAATAATAATTGTGCCTTAACTAATGAAATATCTCCATGCTTTGTATCTTTTATTGAGTTAGACAACTTATACTCATTTAAATATTCTAATTTTTTATCTACTTTATAATTTATTAATATTATATACTTACTCTCATCTATATCTTTGAAAAAATCATTCCATAGTCTTTCATGATTTATTGTATCTCTTATTAAAAACAAAAATGCTATTTTTTTCATTATTTATTTAATTAATATTTAAATATTTGTATATAAACTAAAAATATAATAATGATTTATTTAGTTGTTCCTTATGAATTATAAACAAATCTACCATTATGATCCCCCACCGATGCATAAAAAAAATATACATCATCTTCCAAATATACACTATTTGTATGTTCTAAACACCTTTTCCAACAATCATAATCCTCTTTTCCATTCGGCAAATTCTTCATATATCCTATCTTATCTAATATACTTTTCTTTACTACTACACTAGATGTTATCATACAATTGTGTATATCTATGAAACTTTTATCCCATATTTCTGGAAAACCTTTGCTTATATCTACTCCATTTGGTTTATAACGATGATCATGCAAATATTTGAAATTCTCTTCTCTATTATATTTTTTATATTTCTTATTTTTATTATAGCGTTCATTTTTTTTACCCACTAACCCTTCTGTACTACTCATATCACATCCAGTTCTATCCATTGCGGATATTTGTTTTTCTAGTTTAGTTGGAAACCAAATATCATCATCATCTAAAAAAGCTATATATTCACCTTTAGCCTGTTTCATACCTATAGTTCTAACATACCCTGCACTTGCATGTCCAAACATTGAACTGCTGTTTCTATCTAAATGTATAACTTTAACCTTATCGCCATATTTACTTTTAAAATCAAAACTATAATATTCTTCTTGTTTTGATTTATCGTTAACAACTATTATTTCGAAATCTTGCATTGTTTGTTGCATTACCGAATCAATAGCTTCTATTAAACAATTAAATCTATTGTATGTAGATATTATTACCGACACTTTGGTCATTATTATATTTATTTAAATAATTATTAAGTAAAAATACTATTATATATCCAAATACCCACAACAACGAAATTAAATAAGCCTTTTTACTTCTATTTACAGGCCAGTATGCTAATATTAATAGTTTAATAAAAATTATAAACATATTAAAAATTACTCTATCATGGTAACTAAAATTAAATGGTATTGTTTTAACATATTCTTCTTGTTTTTTATCCCAATCTGGATATAGTAATCCTACTATCACGCTTACTATTCCTAATACACTTGTAGTAACCATAAATGGATAAAAATAACTTGCTTTTTTCTTATTTATGCACAATAAAACCACTAAAAATATAGAATAATAGGATATAGGAAATATTTTCATATAAATATAATGGATAATATTAATAAAAATTATACTGTCTTTATTAATTGTAGTCCAAGAGATACTGACGACAAGGAAATTGGACTTAACCAAATTATTAACTGCATCAAATCCATCAAGAAAGAACTTAAATTTGATGACGTCATGATTTATGTTATTTTTGACGGCGTTGCAAATAGACCGCCTAACTTCACCGAGCAACACAAAATAAACTATAATCTTAAAAAAACTAAGATAAAAGAAGATCCTTATATTGTTAATGATAAATTTATTAAAATAATAGAATTTGATGAATGGTTACATCAAGCCAATTCTTTGAAAAAAGTTATGACTGAATACTGCAAAACACCTTTAATATTTTCATTACAAGAAGATACCTTAATTTTGAACGGAGACGGCATTAATATATCATTAATCACAGATAAATTGTTAAATGATGAAAATGTAGAATATATTAAATTGTACATACATCATGATATAACAGTACTACCCGGGCAGGAAAGGGAGGGTAGATCTAAACCCGGTGATTATCGTCCAGAATGTTTGCCGGGAACACCACATCCTAGCACAAATTTACTACATAAAACCAGAGAATGGTCCGATAGACCACACTTTGCTACATTGGAACACTACAATAAACGAGTATGGCCTAAAATTCAACCACATTTTCGTTGCACTATGGAACAGGAAGTAAAATTTGGTTCGCTACGAATGGGTCAAGAATGGAATTTATGGATATATGGTGAGCGGTTCAAGATGTGTCATGAATGCGATATTGCCTATACCGGTAGTGGTTTAGGTTCGGCATTCAACAAAAAAGGAACACATAGAAATTAAATTATAAATTATATAAATAATAGTTGCTTTTAATTTATATAATGAAGTATTGTTTAATTAAACAGGATGTTTATCAAGACTTGTATGTTTCAAGCAATGATACCTCTCCTTCAGATATGTTATTTTCTTCTATGATGAGGGTTGGACCATTCGGTTTAATCAACGACTTGTCCGCCGATTTTTTTATTATTAAAGAAGAAAACACCGAAGAATGTCAGATATATAACCATTTCTTAAGAGGATTCGGCGGTAATTATAAACTACTTAAAACACAACCATTAAATTCTATACCCGGCAATGAATTTTTCGAACCTGGAACCGATAAACCCAATGGGTTTTTCTCTGTAAACGCAGAAGACATTAACTGGTCACTATATGATATTGTTATTTCTATAAATTTCGCGCTTCCAACCAACATAATTAAATTACATAAAAATACACTATGGTGCTATTTGATAGGAGAAAATAATAGACATTTACTAGATGACCCTAAATACGGCTATGATATAGCGTTGAATCAAGATGTTACTGATCAAGAGCCTAATTTAAATAATAATGTGATATTATTTCCCTACACATTTTTGAATGACAACACCTTATATAATGTTATGAATAACTATCTAAGAATGGATAAAAAAGGTGGTGTTTTCGTAGAAATAAATTCGTGTAGAGGAAGACCTGTAACATCTTATCCGGATCTTTTTGACAAAATTTCCGATAAATTTAAATTGCCTGTCTTGATACATAAACAAAATATAAAAGAAAATCTCATAAATCTATACAATGCAAAATACTTTGTAAAACATGGGGGAAGGGATATACGCGGTAATTCTGTTATAGAAGCCATATCATCTAGTACCCTTGTTTTAATGGGACCAAGAAGCTGTGGATATGGTTTTCTAATAGGCGATGATTGTCGTGCTACATCCGAAGAAGAAATTATGAAAAAAATCGAATATTTTGAAAATAACCCAGAAAAATACACAGAAGCAATGAGTATACAAAAACGACTACTTAAAAAACATTGTTTCTATAAACCACTTGAGCATATTGAAAATAAATGGATTAATAAAGTCAATAAAGCCGTAGTATTCGTTGCCAATTTGCCATATTTCGGCAATTTCATAACCACGCTTATACAATTACATGATGTGGGAAAATATCAGGGTCCTGTAGTGCTTATTGCCGGGGATGATTTATACAATACAGATCATCTTAATAACAATCCTAATATAAAGAAATACAATGTTACCGTAATAAATTTTAAAAACATTGAAAAAATACTTAACGAAGAAACTAAAAATAAGATAGTTGAATACTATGGAGGAATAGGTAAAAAGAACTTTAATTGGTGTTTTGGCTGTTTTAATAAATTTTATCTTTTTAATACATATTTTAAACAATACAAATATATACTTTATTTAGACACAGGTGTCAAAATTTATAGACCTATATGGGATATGTTTTCGCTAATTAGAAAAAATAAAATATTGGCACATCATGATGATTTTCCAAAATATCATTGGGCCTTATCAGATAAATTTCGCAATATTGAACCATATATTTCTAACTTATCAAAAGAATTTGATACTGCTACAAAACAATATTTTCAAACAACCATAATGTTATATGATACTAGCATAATACAAGAAGATACTATTGATAACATAATTAAATTAGTTGATAAATATCCTATGTCAGAAAATGGTGATCAAGAATATATATCGCTTTACTTTCACCAAGTTATGAAACAAATGGAGCAAATTGATATTAAGAAAAATGAAAACTATTATTATTATGATTACTATCAACGATTCGGCATTAATAAATATTGTATGACTAAAATCTAATCATTATATCCTTTGTAATGCAACAAAAGTATATTATAGTAATCATACTCAAGAGGTTCCCTATAATGAATATGATCTCTACCATTGAAAATCATTAACCCATTTGCTCCACAATCACATTCAACACAATTCGCTTTATCAGGTTTTTCACTATATCTACCTTTACCTTTTATAGGTTGTTTTTCTTTATCAAAATATATAGGCCATCTTACATTATCTGGTTTATCAACAATAAATGATACAGTATATTCACAATCTGGTCTATCTGTGTGGGGTGGTAAATCTGCATCTTTTGTGTATGCAGATAGATAACTATATGTAGGTTTTAATTTTTTACCTACTATCTTTTCTATCAAAGGCAATATTTCATAATGTAAAAACCTTGAAAATCCTTCATTATTAGACTTATACCTATTTGATTGATTATCACCTAAAATAAAGTATCCATTTTTTATGCTTTCTCGATAATAATCTTTAAATATATCAATTGCTGAATCTTCCAAAACATTATTAACTATTACTGGATTATATTCATCGAAATTGTAAGAACAATCTAAATTCTCCTTTCGCAATATACCAAACTCTTTATAGTTCTCTTTTTCAAGTATTAGTCTTTTGACATAATTACACAGATGATCATATGGCATATTCATCAATGCTATCTTGAAACTCTTATATTCACGCCATCCTGGACTTACTTGATCATTTTTAAATAATTGTAAAACTGTATTATATGTATCCATATAATCTTCATTACATATAACTTTACTCTCTTGCGTTATCGACTTTTTTGTGTTATCCCTTGCATAAATATGTAATACTATAGATTCATCATGTTCTTTATTTATTATACTTTTAATTACATTAGGATTTCTCGTGTGTGTATTATTAATTACATTATTGTAAAATAATGCAGTTCCTTCGTTTAATACTATATTTTTACCTATTCTACTAAATCCATATTCTAAGTTATTCTTAATTACTACTGAAAAAGTAGCCACTCTTTGACCCAATGTTGCGGTGCATTTTTTACCATTATCTGTATTTAAATCATATGCATCAAAATGTTCTCTATGCATAACTAATTTAGAATACCTAACAACATTAAGATTTTCAAGATTATTTATCTCTACATTAAGTAATTTTTTTACATTATCCACTAAATTGGGTACATGTTCTTTCTTTATCCAACAGGATGCCCTTTCTTTAGTTAAGTCAAAATTACATTTCGATATTATGAACTCTTTTTCTGCATTAGAAAGAAAGTCCGTAATTTTAAATATACCGTTGTTTGCATCTAATAACTCAACCCCCGAAATATCAATATTAATGTTTTCTTGTTTAATTAAATCTGTTTTCTTTTCGAAATCATAATATTTTGGATTAAAGTCTCTATAAAGCATATTTCTAGAACATTCTCTAAACCATAAATTAAATGCATACTTATATCCTTTGATAACAGGTAATCCCGCATGTTCTGATAAAGGATGTCTAATATTTGTTCCTTCATAAACATTTCTAAAAACTAAAAGTTTACCTTTTTTTGCAGATATTTCGATATTTGCTTTTGTTAATTTGGTACCACCTCCTTCTTCCACATCATTTAAGTAGCATAATGCAGTAGCCATTCTTTGACCTCCATATTTTAAACATCTTAATGTTTTCTCACTTCCATCATGATCAAAACAATCATAATGTTGACGATATTCTTGTGAAACATCATAATAGACTATCTGATATGCCTCGGCGTTTTCTAAAGGTATACCAACTATACCTGCTATTTTTTCACCGACTCTTTTTGTTATATCATCTTTGTTGTGCATTATCCAATAATTTGAACCTGTTCTACCATTAGATTGTATTCCTTTCGAATTATCACTTACTAATGCTCTCTTTAAATTTCCTTTAGATAAATTTATAAAATGCTCGCATTCTTCGTCGTTTAAGACATTATCAATAGTAAAAACTTCTGGTGATTTAAATAATACTTTTTTTTCATTATTATCTGTTATTACTGAAACATTTATATCTTCCTCCTCTACAATAGTTGTGAGGTCTCTATCTATCTCTAAATTTACTTTGTTAAGCTGTAATTTACCTATATAATTAGGAAGTAATTCCATTTAATTTAAATATCAATATTAGTATTTAAATTAATTAAACCGTTCTTTTTTTAACAGTTCTACTTTTATTTTTTCTTGCAGTTAATGTTTTATCTCTTAAAAACCTTCTAGGACCCCACTTTCCTCTCTTAGCTAATTCATATCCTGCTTTGCGAAAACGAGAACCTTTTTCTGTTTTCATTTTATTATGTTTTGATTTGGATACAATTCTACCCCTATTATTTTTAACTAAATCTTTTTTTTCTAAACCTCCCGATGTTTTAAACGCAGTTTCATGCCATACCGCCGCTCTGCTGCCTTTTAAAACCTTATATGTTTTACCGCTTATATGGTACATACCGTCCGAATGTTTGTTTACTCTTTTAACCATTATAATATTTATGTAGAAAAAAAATTTATTTTGGAATCATTACCTCCTTAATTAAATCTGTTTTATATTTATTCTCATCTAAATTTTCATAAACTTTTTTTGATATTTCAGCATATTCTTCAACTAATTTTTCATTAGTCATCCAATTTGGATTACTAGATTCCCAATCATTCATTAATTTTATATATTTATGCTGCAAGTTTTTATCGCCTTTATTTAACAACTCACTTACACATTGCTCTTCATTTTCCCACTCTGTTTCGTTTTTAATGCATAATTTCTTTCGCTTTAAATCTACACAATGAATAGGTCTTTTATAAATACCTAATTCGTTTATTTTATTACATATTATATCTGTAATTCCTTTTGTTATATCCGAGTTTTTAAGCTCATCTAAACAATTTAAATCCAATTCGATTGAATTTATAAATTCATTCCAATTAATAGCATCTTTACAATCTTCATTTAAAAATACATGTAAATTAAATTGTGTATTATTTGTGGTATTGTTATTACCTACTTTTGGTATCAATTCCATTATTTGTTTATCTTTCTCATCCATTTTTTTTAATAAATCTTTTATTAAATTATTGTTACCTTCTTCAGTTTTAGATTTTGTAAAAGCACAATTATTTTTGTGTCTATACAATCCAGAATGATACCTGTAAACTTTACCGCATTCACAAACATATTCACTGCATTTATCCTGTTGTCCTTTTTTTTGAAAAAAGGACAAAAATGTATCATTTTGTATCATTTTTGTATCATTTGCCCTTTTTTTGTGTTTTAGGGTTGAAAGATGTCTCTCATATTTATTTTTATGTGACGTATTAAAGTCACATAATTCACAACAAAAAATTTTTGTCCTTTTTTGTCCTTTTTTGTCCTTTTTTGTATCCATATGTATCATTGAGAAAATATTTTTAAATTTTAAAATTTTTTATTAAAAAAAATTATGGTAACAAAAAATAATATTTAAAAATCAAAAACAAAGCATTATGCTCTGAATAGAAAAATCCAAAAATTTTCACAATTCTTGTCAGGAAAATCCGAAAATGGACAAATATTTTTGTCCAAAATCAAAAATTTTACTTTCAAATATAAAAATAAAAAAATCCAGGCCAGACTGACTTAACGAAAAAAGTTAATTTTTCTTAATAACCAGATTGTTTATCTAAGGGGGGCCTTATTTTTTGGCCTCCCTACATAATTTCATAGGGATAGCCATTTCTTAATTTTAAATATAAATTGAATAAACTTAAAAAGATTATTTGTAAAATACAAGATTATGACTAGTAATGAATTAGCGAATAAATACCAAAAAAAGAGTGATAAGGAGCATGTTTTAGATAATCCGGATACATATATCGGTTCTGTTGAGAATGTTGAATCATTTAACTGGATTTATGAAAGTGATAAAAATCTTTTTGAATACAAGCAACATAATTATATTCCAGGTTTGTATAAATTGTTTGATGAGGGTATTGTTAATTCGCGTGATCATGTTGTAAGAATGACTAATAAAAATCCTGTTACATATATAAACATAGGAATTAATGAAGAAGGTGTTATTGAAATATGTAATGATGGAGATGGAATTGATGTAGCAATACATCCGGAACATGAAGTTTATATACCAGAATTAATTTTCGGTCATTTAAGGACATCAACAAATTATGATAAAACAGAAAAGAGAATAGTAGGAGGAAAAAATGGATTTGGATTTAAGTTAGTTTTAATTTGGTCTGAATGGGGTATGATAGAAACTGTTGATTCGAAAAGAAATTTAAAGTATAATCAGGTTTTTAAGAATAATTTAGATATAATAGAAAAACCTACTATAACAAAATGTAAAGGAAAAGCATATACAAAGGTGGTGTTCAAACCTGATTACAAACGATTAGGTATAGAAAATTTAAATAAGGATATGTATAACTTGTTTATAAGAAGGATCTATGATATAGCTGCAGTTACAGATAAAAAAGTTAAGGTATCTTTTAATGGAGAACTAATCCCAATTAAGAATTTTCAACAATATATAGATTATTATATAGGATCTAAGGATGAAACTAAACGTATTTATGAAGAAGCCAATGAAAGATGGGAATATGCGGTTTGTTTAGCACCAGAGGATGAGTTTACTCACATATCATTTGTGAATGGAATATGTACTAATAAAGGTGGTAAACATGTGGAATATATATTAAGTCAGATAGTTAAGAAATTGATAGCTTACATTAAAAAAAAGAAAAAGGTGGATGTTAAAGCAAGTACATTAAAAGAACAACTTATGTTGTTTGTAAATTGTAGTATTGAAAATCCGTCGTTTGATAGTCAAACAAAAGATTTTATGAATACACCAGTTCCAAAATTCGGTTCTACTTGTGAGGTAAGCGATAAATTTATTGAAAAAATAGCTATTAAATCTGGTCTGGGTGTAATGGATATGGCGATGAGTTTAACACAGGTTAAGGAAAATAAGGAAGTTAAGAAAACTGATGGTCAGAAAACTAAATCTATAAGAGGGATTCCGAAATTAGTCGATGCTAATTTCGCTGGTACTTCTAAATCTAGTTTATGTACATTGATTTTGTGTGAGGGAGATTCAGCTAAAGCTGGTGTATTATCAGGGTTATCCAAAGAAGATAGAAATATTTATGGGGTTTATCCTTTGAAAGGTAAATTATTGAATGTGAGAGATGAATCTTTAAAGAAAATAGCTGAAAATAAAGAAATATATGAAATTAAACAAATTTTAGGTCTAGAAACCGATAAAGAGTATTCCATCGAGGATATTAAAATATGCTTACGATATGGAAGTATTATGTTTATGACAGATCAAGATTTAGATGGTAGTCATATTAAAGGATTGGGAATAAACATGTTTGATAGTTTATGGGAGTCGCTTGTTAAAATAGAAGGATTTATAGGGTTTATGAATACACCTATCATTAAAGCTAAAAAAGGGTCACAAGAATTATTATTTTACAATGAAGGTCAATATGAAAATTGGAGAAATAGTAACTCAACAAATGGATATCATATTAAATATTATAAAGGTTTAGGTACAAGTACATCAAATGAGTTTAAAGAATATTTTAAAAATAAAAAAATTGTAAATTTTAAATGGAATGAAGATTATAGTAAAAATAGTATTGACAAGGTTTTTAATAAGAAAAGGGCAGACGATAGAAAAGAGTGGTTAGGTAATTACAATAGAAAAGATTATTTAAATACAGATGATAATTTAGTACCATATGAGGAGTTTGTGAATAAGGAGATGAAGCATTTTTCAAAATATGATAATGATAGATCTATACCAAATTTGGTGGATGGTATCAAATTAAGTCAGAGAAAGATATTATATTCAGCGTTTAAGAAAAAACTGGATAAGGAAATAAAAGTTGCACAGTTTAGTGGTTATGTATCGGAAAATAGCGCATATCATCATGGCGAGGCTTCATTGAATGGAGCTATAGTAGGTATGGCACAAAATTATGTTGGTTCAAATAATATTAATCTACTTATGCCAAATGGTCAATTTGGAACAAGACTAGCTGGTGGAAAAGATAGTGCATCAGAAAGATATATATTCACTATGTTAAATCCGATTTCCAGATTTATATTTCCAGAAGCAGATGATAGTATATTAGATTATTTAGATGATGATGGTCAGTTAGTGGAACCAGTATATTATGCACCAATTTTACCAATGTTACTAATTAATGGTTCTAAAGGTATAGGAACAGGATTTAGTACAGACATTCCTTGCTTTTCACCGAAGAAAATAGTAGAATATATTCGTGGAAAACTTAATCATGTGTATAATAATAAATTTGATGATATGTTGTATTATGAGGGTTTCAAAGGAACTATTACTAAAACAGATGATAATAAATATTTGATTAAAGGGTGTTGTGAATTAATTAGTGAGGATAAAATAAGAATAACAGAATTACCTATAGGTATTTGGACAGATGATTACAAAGCATATTTAGAAACACTGATTAAAAGTAGAATTGTAAGAGAAATAGAAGATAATAGTACTGAAAAGGATGTTAATATAACAATAACATTCTTTAAAGGAGAATTAGCTAAAACTGACGAAAAAATATTAAAATTAAGTACAACAAAAGCAATAACAAATATGCATGCTTTTGATGCAGATGAAAATTTAAAGAAATATAACGAACCAGTAGATATTATAGATGAGTTTTATATTAAACGTATTGAGATTTATCACAAAAGAAAGAATAAACAATTAGAAGATGGATATATGAAACTAAATAAAATGAGTAATAAGGCACGTTATATTAAATGCTTGTTAGAAGATGAGTTAGATCTCAGAAAAAAGAAGAATGAAGAAATTGTTAAAGTTATGACAAATATGAATTTCGATAAAATAGATGATAATTATAACTATTTAATTAAGATGCCTATGGATAGTGTATCAGAAGAAAACGTGGAAAAAATTTTGAAAGAAAAAGAAGATTTATCTAAATTCTTGGAAGACTTAAAGTCTAGAACAATAGAAAGCATCTGGTTGGATGAATTAGATAAATTTGAAAAAGAATATGATAAAAAATATAGTAATTTAAAGTTAAAGATTAAAAAGAAAAAGTAATATGGATAAATTACCGGAAAGTATAGTAAATAAAATAATGTTGTATGCTATATGTACTCCTAGTGCAGAATGCATAAAAAATGTAGGGGAATTAGAATGGAGATTTTTACGTGCTAGATATTTACAAGAATTGTATATCAGTAATCCAGATGGGTTTAGAAATGATGAAGAAGCAGAAAGATATTGGAATAATTATAGAAGAAGATATATGAGATATAATTTTGGAAATTAAGGTATTTCATAAACATTTTTTCTTGTAAATACATTCCATAAAATAAGCGAAATAATGAAACCTATATTGAATCCCATTTGACATGGATCACTAAAATGCTTAGTATTTATTATTCCAGTTAATTCAACCAAAACATATGGTGCAATAAAGAATGTTAATAATGCATAAAATATTGTATGAATTATATTGTCTTTATTCACAAGATGAACCATTATATTAATATATACAGATAATATTTGTATATATTATAAATGCCAACAATAGTAAGATATGACACGTTGGCTAGTGAAATTATTCATGAGCCAGAAACAATAGTAGATAATGAAGAGTATATAGATAAAAAACAAGTATATTTAGATGACAAATTAATACTCATAGTTGAAAAAAAGAAGAGTGATGAAAAACCAAAAACAAGTTGAAAATCCATAATATTCTTTATTATTTTTAAGATATGAAAAGGCAATAGCATAATTGATTGTGACTAAAAGAGAAGAAAATATAAAGAGATTCTTGCAAATATTTTTTTTGGGTTGTTTTTTTAAAAACCCATTGCATTTTAGAAATGACAATAAAACCGATCCAAAAGATATTACTCCTAAATCTTTTTTACCATTAATAGTATTAAAAATTGCCCATAGCCAAAAAGGAAATGCTACTATAGCCGAAGTTTTAGATAATGTATATATATCTTTCTTTATAAAATTTTTATGTAAAAATGGTATAAATGATATAATTAACATTAAAAATGGTAATGCAGGTTTATCTTTATATTGATAAAGTTTCATTTATAAATATAAAGAATTTAAATAATATTATTTGAATGACATACTAAATTATCACATACAGTATCATGAGAGTATAGTGTTCTAGCAGATTGTGAAAGGGAACAAGGTAAACAAAATACTGTTAAAAAACTATCTTCACAATTAGAACCAGGTATATTATTTCTAATTCTGATATTCTTTCTTACGAAATTAGCTACACATAAAATGTAAAAATTAGCCATATAGAATATTACGGAGGAGAATAACTTTGAGTAAGACATTACTAAAATACTTATAAAATTAAGGAACAAATATACAAATATCGGATTATATATTAATTTTTTTTTTGTTATATGATGATACATAATAGATGAATATATATATGGCGTTAAAAATGAACATACCATACTTGGATACATATTATTAAAGCAATCACATATTCCACCATTCCATTTATTATTTTCTAGTAATACAACACCTTCTTCAACATTTATGAGTGGTTTATCGTTATCTTCCATTATAATGTATTTAGAAAAATCTTTTAAATTCATTCGTTTTGTATTTAAAGTCTGTTTGTATTGGTCTATCAATAGGAACAACTAGTGTGCTAACGTCATTTTTATATTTAAGATAGGCATCAATTTCAGTTAATATTTTAGGAACACAATGGTTGACGATTATGTTATTTAAATCACTAATTTGTTTTGTAATATTTGTAGAAAGGCTTCTTGTATATTGTAAAAATATGGCTCTCATAATAATTTTAAGGTTAGTGGAATCCTGTTCTCCAATTACATGTTTATTATTTGAGAGTTTATAAACGTTTGCTCTTATTGAATTTTGTATTATTTGCATATTTTCTTTTGAAAAAAATGCTTTAGATAATTTAGAACATTCTAAGGTGCCGGTTAAGGCTTCATCATAACTAGAACATTGATTGGGTTTAACATTAAATATTTTATTATTGTTAATATTATTATCTATAATATTAATTCTTCCATTGTAATTAGACATATATAAATATACTATAATAAAATATTTTATATTAAAAATATATAATGGATAGTTATATAAAATATCTTATATTTGTAGGTTTATTTGTTACAATTATTACTATAATATTATTTTTTGTTATGTATAATTATTCTGAACCAAAAAGCAAATGGCCTCCAGAATCTAATACTTGTCCCGATTACTGGACTATTAGACATGAATCTAGTGGACCAGTGTGTTACGACACTTTAAGAATGTCTCCTAATGATGATGATGGTGCAGTATTTAATCCGAATACTGTGCTCCCCGCTAGTTTTAGTGAAGCGGAACCGGAGGAATGGGGTGGAATTCCCGCAAATGGCCTTGCAATAACATATAATGATGGAGGGGCATCAGGTAGTGCATCAGCACAGATAAAACGTGGTAACGAAGCAAAACCTTTTGGGTCAGCTTCGGAATGGGCGACACATTGTGGAAAAAGAAAATGGGCACAGCATAACGGGATTACATGGGATGGTATTACTAATAGTAATATAGATTGTACATCATATAAAGGTTCAGAGCCAGACAACACACTTTTTGATGGCTAGAAGAACTAACATTAAATTGAATTATTATTTAATATAGTTCTATATTAAACAATAATGTTTTTATGTGAAGATTTAACAGATCACATATATAAATTTGTTAATCCTAAATGGTTATATTATATAAATAAAAATAACTTTGAAAATTATATTAATAATGAATACTATATAACAGAAACAAAGTTAAGAAGACTGATAAGGCAAGATAAAGATTACATATTGAATTTAATTCTATACAATAATATAGATATTTTTATAAAACACAAAAAATATGTTTATAGAACAAAAATTTATAAAAATTATGTAGAGTTTTTAATATATTATTGTTTTAATAGTGAATCTCCCAAGTGTACTAACATAATAAAAAATAAATATGGTAAATATTTAATTAAAAATAAATTTTGAGATAAATTAATGATAGAAATAGTTGAAAGAAAGAAAGAAGAAAAAAAAATAACAGATTTTTTAAATAACTTTAATAACAATGATAATTGTGAAAGCAGAGGTATGTATGTTTATGGTGAAGCAGGTTGTGGTAAAACTATATTTGTTATGAATTTACTTAATAAATTAAATTATGACATAATTAAATATGAATTTAGTGATATAAGAAGTAAATCTATAATAGAATTATTGAACAATAAAAGCATATCATATAAAAATGTAACTAGTTTTTTTAGTAAAAAGGAAGTAAAAATGGTAATAGTAATAGATGAAATAGACGGTTTAAATAATACAGATAAAAGCTGTATAAATTCTTTAATAAAATTAGTACGACTTAAAAAAACTCAAAAGCAAAAAAACGAAACATTTACACAAGTTCCTATAATATTTATAGGAAAAAAAGATGTAGATAAAAAAAATAAAGAATTAATGAAAGTATGTAATTTATGTGAGTTATACAAACCTAAAAGAGAAGAAATTAATTTTTTTCTTATAAATAACTACAATATTAATGATAATATTCGCGAACAATTGTTAGATTATATAGATAATGACTTTAGAAAATTAAGATATATAAATTTACTTATTAAGAATGATATAACCATACTAGATAATTTATTAAATATTATATGCGATGATACTAATGTTAAAAAATTAACAAATAAGTTATTAAAAAATAAATATAATGTAAATGAGCATTCAAATATTATTAACGATACAGATAGAACTATAGTAGGTCTTCTTTGGCATGAAAATATAATAGACCTTATTAATAAAATAAATTTAAAAGATGGTATAAAATTATATTCGAATGTGTTGAAAAATATATGTTATGCGGATTACATGGACAGAATAACATTTCAAAAACAAATATGGCAATTTAATGAAATAAGTTCTTTAATAAAAACATTTTATACTAATTATATTGTTCACAATTATAAAGAAAATAATAAAATTAAGATAAAGGTAAATGAAGAAATAAGATTTACAAAGGTATTAACAAAGTACTCAACAGAATATAATAATTTAATATTTACTCAGGGGTTATGTCAAGAATTAAGCTTTGATAGAAAAGATATGTTAGGTTTTTTCTATAATATTAAAAAAAATATGTGTAAAAAAGATATTGATAATTTGTCTTATTATTATGATATAAATGAATTAGATGTTAATCGTATAATTAGGTATATAGATTATTGTTTATTTGACTGATGTATATTTGGGTGTATCATCTATTGGCGTTATAACCTTTTTATATGTTTTTTTCCTGCTCCATTTAATCTTAATATCAGTTTCTACATCAATATCTCTATGATATTCATATTCTGATGGTGAAACATAAAATAATTTAACAGAATTAGTAACACCATCTTTAGTAAAAGGAATATTTACACGCCAGAACTTTTGTTCATCTAAAGACCCCACTTTGTAGTTGTACTTTTCACCGGTAAGTGCATTAACTATGTATTGACCTCTTTCAGAAGAGTAAAAATTTTTTACGGTATTATAGGTTTTTTTTGTAGGAATAAGGAAATCATCTTTAGACGGGGCAGTATCGATAGTATCCATTTATATTTATAAATGAATACTATTTATATTCAATTTATTTTATTAATAAATTATAATCTTTGTAGTATATTGCATCTTTTACATTATTAGTATTATTATTATGTTCTAATAATAATTTAATTTCATGTAATTCTTTAAAAATATCTAGACTTCTATCTGGTAGTATATTATTTGTAGCGTTATTTCTTAATTCAAAAATAGTTTTATCACGTTCTTTTAATAATTGAACTAATTCTTGCATCTTTTTATTTTGATCATTTAAATGCTGAAGAACCTGTTGTTGTGTTAATTGTATAGGTTCTTTACCATCTTGTTGTAACATTATTGTACCATTATTTTCAGAAGCCATTTTCTTGCGTTTTTCTTCGATTTCTTGGATTTGTTGAAGGACATCAGGTTTCATTTTAGGATGTCCAGGTTCGTAATTTTTAAGTAAATCTTCTATTTTATTTATAAAAAAATCTTTTATATCAGGTTCTTTTACAAAATCATCTATTGTTTTATCACTTGTTTTTACAAAATTTGGATGTGGGCTATCTAATAATTTTTTTTTATCAAAAGTGTTATGAATATGTGAAAATACTAATATCACTTTTTTTGGCTCCAATTGAACGAAAGGTACTGTATAATTCTTAAGAAATGCCTTTTCTTCAGCTAATGCTGCATGATCCTCATATTTATGTTCTTTCAATAATTCTCTTCTAAAAGCAAATGTTCCTGCAGTGGCATGATTCGGACCATAAGGTCCAAATTGTATCATTTGATTTATATGTTTAAAATAAATATATATTTCTGAAGAACCTGCACATAATGCCTTTGGGTGCTTTAATAACATATCTATTGCATGAGATACTCTACAAGGTGGATAATAATCATCATCATCCATGTAAACAATAAAATCGCCTTTTGAATTTTCATGTAACATGTTTCTTTTTTTGCCTAGAGGTACTTTATCTTTTAATTTGATATATTTAATTTGTGGAAGATTAGCTTCTAATATAAGATCTTCTATAGGATCAGTTCCATCATCTAATATTATCCATTCCATTCTATTCATAGGATAATCTTGATGTTTAAAACATTTTAACATGTTTGGTATGAATGGTCTTCTGTTATATGTTGGAGTGCATACACTTACAAATGGCAATTCTTTATTAGATATTTTTTTACTCTTTTTACCCATAAACTTAAAAATAATAATTATTTAAATATATTTAATCATTATTTAACTATACTTCACAAGCTAATATTAACATAGATATTACGGACGCTAACGCAACTCCAAATGCAGTTCCTGGTTTAAGATTTTTAGCTGAAGAAAAAGTAATCATTATTGAAGCTAAAAGTGTTAGACCAAATCTATTTTCTTTAATATGTTTTTTGATAAATTGTGAGTCTTTTGTACCAAATAATGTGAAAGAAATAAATTTAATTTGGACGAAAATAGCAAATGCTATACACGCTGCTAATCCATATATAGGTGCAAACCATAATCCTACAACATTATATACAACGATAAACGGTATTAACTTAATAAGTGTCATAAAAGAATTATAAAGAATGTTTCTTTGGTCGCAATTAGTAGTCATTTGCTTTATTTGTAATGGTAAACTTATAAATAGGTATTTTCCTATTTTCATTAGGATGCTTAATAACAAGGCTACTACAAGAATTGCGAAATAGATTGGATAACCAACCATGCATCCCACAACACCAATTAACACTTTAACAGCCTTGGGTATGATCATCCATTTCGAACCTTCAAATTCGGTCGAAGCCATATTACCACAGAATTCTAAAGCAGAGTTCATAAGATTAATAAATTTCGATAGGAACGTACCATCATCATCTTTAACTCCAAGCATAGCCGCTCCGGAATTACGAATATTGGCTCCTCTCTCAGAACGTAAAGCATCTTTCGCGAGAAGCGCCGCGTCGGTATTGCCCGCTCTCGCCACGGCACGTTCGGCCATATCGTTTGTCTTGCCTGCTACATTATAAAATTTATTTGTAAGCGCGTCCGCCTTTGCTCTCGTTTTTGTAAATGACGGTGCCGCTCGCCGTGCCGCTCCCGATTTTGACCCGCGACCACCACTCTGTTCTGCTGCAGCTGCTGCACAACGATTAGGTTTTTCAGGATTATCTACAAGTATATGCTTCGAATATCCTATATCGAAAGCTTTGTAAATGATGAACAAAAGAGCTAACAAACGAACCATGGCCATAATAATATCTCTTTGTAATTTAGTATTTTTTATCATTTTTCTTAAATTATTTTTAAGACGAGCAGCTCGATTATTGATTTCAGTCTCTGCATTGGCCTTCGCATCTCGGCGTTTGTCCCCGTTGTTTCCATTGTCTCTCTCTTCCTTCGTCGCCCCCGAGGTCCACAAGGTGTGGTCGCTGTTGGTGATATTAGAGCTCCTTGTCCCCGCGGCCATTTCATAGTCATGTGTCGTTCGAAAGAGACCTTGAATATTGCTGTATTGGCCCACATTCGTCGGGCGCGTGGTGAACGCCGACGCGCCGACGGCCGCCTCGTGCCATTCATTATCTTTACTTTCTACTAAGTCTATGATTCTCTTTGCTATTTTTCGCCCTTCCTTTTTTTTGCCCTGTATTTGGGTATCAAGATTTTTAAAATAGCCATATGTATCATTATCAATTTCATCCCTAAGTTTATCATACATTCTCTTACGATCAGACTGTTTAGTCTTACTCCATAGCCAATACTTAACATCGGCCTCCCATAATGGAGAACCTTCTCTCTCCCGAAATTCACTATCTATATATACTACATCAGCAACACACAAAGGATTGACAAAATATTTAAATTTATCTTTACGTCTACGGCTAGCATAGCGTCTGCTGAGGATATCGTCGCGGCCTTGTTTATATGAATCCCACCTGTCATCTCCGTCGTCTCCGATAACCGAGAACAAATCATTGTCTGAAGCCGTCGCCGAGGTCCCGAAGGTGTCATTAATTAACGTCTGGACTTCCTGGTCTTGCGCGACGAGATAAAGAAAAGAGTCGCCTGAAATTAAATTCGCAACTAGGTCTTTAAAACTTCTAATATCACTATCACTACCACTATCAATGCTGTAATCAATATTCATATCAATGCAATTTGCATTTTTAATTGTTGTCTCCTTACCAGATTTTTCATATGCTGTATCAAAAGTACACGGCGTACTTTTAATTATTTCTAGTAATTTACCAATTGCCCTACGCTTAGAATATCTGATACCAGGGTCGTCTACCCTCTCATCCAAAGAATCTAACAACAAAATTTCATTAATTGTCATAGGACTATCGACAATTCTTTGATCTATATACGTAATATCTGGTTTAGCTAATAACTTTGTGCAACTTCCACCCAAAATAAATTTAAACATAGGTCTAACTATTGACTTAATATATGACAAATAGGCAAAAACTCCTAACCAATAAAGAGGAAAATTTGGATGCTGTGCTGAACCAAGAAGTGCAACAAGAAAACCTATAATTAAAGGTATTTGAAAATAAATAATAATTATTAATAAAATCGGTATAAAATATGCTTTGAATGCTTTACCTTTAGTAAAAAAATTATCAAAAGCATTCCATGTTAATTCACACATTGCCCAGTTACCATAATCAAATATTTTCAAGGGCCAGCTTTGAAGTAGTAGTTTTGCTTGCACACCTAAATCACATAATGAACACCAGACCCTTAAATCTATAGGTATTGATTTATCTTTATATACGCTTTCATCGATTTTAAGTTGACTATTAGCACTTAATGAATGTTTAAATAAGCCTTCAAACTTATTTCGTAGTAAATAACTATTACCTTTGTTATGTGGATCTGTTAAATTAGAAATATTTTCCAAGTTTCCTCCAATAATACCAATAACTAAAACGAGAACAGAATAAGAAATAGACTCAATAGCAAATAATCTCCAATTATTTTCTTCTTGATTAAGTAGTTTTCCTTTTCTACTGATATAATCTTCAAAAGAAGATTTAATATCTTGTTCATCTTCAGGGTATCTACTTGCCTCTGCTATCCTTTGATTACCACGATTGAGGCCGAGACCAGTTGCATAAGCACCTACAAAATCAGGGTTGTCTTGTTTTTTTTGATTGGATGCATCTTGTCTACCAAAAATTCTTGCAAAAAATCTTTCAGTTTTATTTCTTGCTTTTTCAAAATTCATAATATTATATATATATAATATTATATTATTACATACCAAACATCAAAGAACAATTACCAGATGAAAATACTAATACATTATATCGCTGTTCATATATTCTTAAATCATAATTATATTCATATAAACTGGCGGCAGGTTTATTATAACCTATAGGTGCTCCAGTATCGGGATTACATATAACATTATACTGGGCATTTTGATCTATAGTGGGTGTATGAGTGGTAAATTCTAGTTCTATTTTGTTAAACATACTCATGTTTAATGAACCGGTAGGTTGTAAGTTAGAAATGCTTGTCGATAAGGCAAATGAATATCCATATACCCCTTCATAGGGAGTAGAAGAAAATCTCTTATAAGCTTCTAAATATCTATAAACATTAGCGTTTCTTATTTCTTCCCTTTGATGACCATCCAAAATCAAACCTAATGATAACAAGATGTCTTTTTCATTTTCTATTTTATAATCACCAGTATAATATAAACCGGTAGGTGTATAATCTGGGTTTTCTCCAGGACCCAGCTGTCTTGTTCCATATAGAACGCTACCTTCAAGTGTAACAGGTGCAGATTTAATTCTATAGGGTTGATAACTATATGGCCAATTAGTATAGTTGCTCCATTCATTCCGCAGATAAACATCGTTTCTTTGATATACAAATGTGAAATCTGTAACTAAACCTTTAGAGTTTTGCAACCATATTTTATTTGCAGTAGATATATTATTATATGTATGCAAATAAACTTGTTTAATTAAATATTTTTGTTCATTAGTAGCAAAATTAACTCTTTCATCTTCAGAAAGAAAGCAATAATTAGCAATTATATGTACATCAGCATTCCATGTAACGTTTTTGTTGGTATAATTAAGTTCAACGTTGGGAGGTGTCTGAATGAAATGATAAAACTGATCTTGAGATCTGTTAAAATTAGGGGCACCATATGGATAACCATTTGTAGAATCTAAAACATCTCTAATAACAAACCATTCTTTAATAGGTCTAAATGTAACATGTATATATAATTCATTATATTGTAAAGATACAAGTGGAAAGGCTTGTTTATATGAAACAGTCCACCAAAAATTTAATGGTATCAACAATTGTTCTCCTCTGATGGAGGGTTCAGCACCATCGCTGTTAGTTGTATAAACTGCATTAGGATAAGATTTACCACCTCTTCCAGGATCATAAAACTTTCTATCGTTACCGGTCATAGTATTAAATGTTCCTGTTTTCCCATAACCATTTTTATTATAATTAACTAGAAAAAATTCACCAGGTATATTACATAATGTTGTACCGCCTACGGTAACACTCACTTCTTTAATAATTTGAGCACCAAGATTTTTAATCCATTTAAACTCATAAGGAACCCATTCACCGCTAGAATCTTGTGTTTCTTTTGGTGGATATATAGGGCTCCATATATCAGGTAAATTAATAGATAAATATGTTTCCATTAAAAGATCAGCATATCTTTTTACTTTAAAGGAATATTTAGTTTCTTCTGTGGTATGTAAAACTTTTTGCCCCTCAAAATCAAGCCTAAATTTTTGCAATCCAAAGTTGGTGTGAGTTTTAAAAGTAGATGTAAAAAATGTTTTATCAGGATTACCATGAACT